ATGGTGATATATATATATATTGACGGCGACTTCCGAATACAATATCAGACTAATTTCCTTGGGAAAGGACAAAAGGAGCGTATCATTTTCAATCGCACAAAGCCGGTGCTATATATTCGTAAGACTCGCATCTTGATGCTGTATAAGAAGAATGGCAAAATCGTTGGCGATACAACTCTACCTACGGAGTCGCTTAAGTACTACCTCGAAAATTCTAAAGAATATCTCGGCATCAAACAATCAATGAGATTCAAAAATATAATCAATGGCATTCATCAAGTCGAAACGGTTGAACACGATAAAGGGTTCAAACAATTAACTCATACCGACTCCATTGACCAAGCAATGTGCTTCGATTATGAAATGCTTCGTGATTCTTTCGGCATCAACCTTGAAGTCGAAATGTCTACTAACGAACCCGAACAAGAAGAAATTCCTAACACCCAAACGAATTTAGAAATATAATTAAAAATGAAGTCATTATATGGAAAAGTATGTAAATATTATCATTTGTTGTGTGATTTTGGTTTTATTGTCAATCAATATGATAGTAATGCATAAAAACCACAAAATAGCGTTGAACAAACGATTTATAGTGATTAATAGGTTGTTATTCGTTATTGCAGCAATTAACTTTATTTGGATTTTAATAAAAATATTTGTGCCATGACAATAGAAACGAGTATCATTGTTGAGATAAGATGTAGAGCAACCAAGAAAGGACTGCTTGATATATATTATGACTTGAAAATAAAAGGATATACAAATACATTGCCATGCCCAGAGGAGTTTATTTATGCCACCAAAGAAGAACTATTAAAGAGTTTATAATATGGAAGAATTTAAGCAAGGAGATTTCCTTTACGGAATACCATCTTCAAAAGAAAGTGAGAAGTATAATCCAGAAAACGAAAGGGTATTTATATATAACGGTCACAAGAATGGCGATGGCTATGGAAAGTTAATAGGTTTCCATGACCACAAGATATGCAAAAGTTCAGGTTGGAGAAACTTTATGTGGGGTGGGGATGTGAGAAAAGCAACACCAGACGAAGTAAAGGCATTCATGGTTAAAGTATTTTATTCGGAACCTATTAAGAACTATTAAAGAGTTTGTAGTATGAAAGCAAGCGATTGGATAAGCGTAGAGGACAGATTGCCAGATGTTGACACAATGGTGTTGATATGCACAACTAACAATAAGTGTGGGATTTCTTCAATGTATATTCCAAAGGATTGTTACGGAAAGGTATTAGGAGAAAAGGAATGGCGTGGTTGTGGTGCAATGAAAAATGCAATTACCCATTGGCAAGAAATTGTTTTACCGAAAAAAGAAAAATAATTATGACACTACAAGAGAAAATAGACAGGTTGCCGTTGAGCATTGAGAGTGACGGTAAAAAGTATAAATTATTTATAAGTATTATACCAGAAATTATTGATTTGGTGTATTGGTCTCCTAATATTGAAGACAAAATTTCAGTACAGAATAAAGAAACGGATTTATCAATTTCTCAACGACTCGAAGATGTTATCGACCGAGCATTAACAAGAATTGAAAATAAAAAATGGGAAAAATGAACGAAGTAAGCATAATAATCAACGGAGTGAGATATGATAGAAAAGTCGAAGATATGGGTAAAGAATGCGACACCTGCGACTTAAAAGAATTATGCGACAAAATCCCATATGAATGTTTTAACTATGTGTGTATAGAATTGCTTGGCGAAGGCTACAATTTCAAGAAATCCGATAAAAAGTTTGAAAGATGAGAGTAAACAATTTTACAAAAGAAATTTTCTGCATAATGGCAGATATTGATGTACGCTATTGGAATGATAGCGATGTGAATGGCAAAGAGGATATTGATTTTTATGAAACAAAAGGAGAAGGTTGTCCTATTATGCCTTGTGCAACACAAATAAAGGTAAAGCCTAATTCTTGTATATATTCTGACCATTGGAGATGGCGACCTATAATAAACATAGAAACGGGGCGAATACTTAACTGGCAACAAGGAGTAACCGCGAATGTTCACTACAAAGTTTGTGATGGCTTTGCTTGTTGTTTTACAGACGGTTCAAGCGTATCTATACTTGATTATGAGGGTTATGTTCCTAACTTTATGTGTACGAAAAGAGAACCCGATGGAGATTATATCATTATGGATATTGACGAGAATGGTTATATCAAGGATTGGGACTCAAGCAAAGTAAAAAAGTTTGTGGAAAATTTAGATTGAGAAATGAAAGCAATTATAAACGAAATAGTAATTCACGGCATTAAATATCACGCAGTAGATGAGCAATTAGGTGATTGTAATCTCACTTGTAAGGACTGCGACATCTACAAGGCAAAACCTCCTCAGCACGCATTTATGTACCCATTATGTTGCGAGGAGAAATACAAAAAAGTGAATGAATCTTGTTGCGAACAATTTGAAAAAGGAATAAATAGAAAATGGAAAAAGGATTTAACGAAGTAAGCATAATAATCAACGGAGTGAGATATGATGCGGTGGATTTCCCATACAAGTCAGCACCTAACAAGTGTGAGAGTTGTGAAGACTTCATTCTTAAACTTCTCCTTGCTAATAAGATTATTCAAATGACACAGCAATAACCAATATATTAATCATTGTAAATGAAAATAGGTTGTGGTGGTGCTCCGGGAGGAACGCCACCACTTTTTTGTAGATAAGTAAAATAACAATCATCCTTATTTTACTTTATTGAGCCAAGCGAAAATTTATTTTTGAAAAATTTCGGGCGATTTCCCTTTCTACACTTTCTACATGTTCTACAATGTTAAAAATGAGAAAATTAAATATTTTTACAACTCCAACAATTTTCTACATTATTCTACATTTTGTAGATTTTTCATTATTCTTCTACAAATCAACTACTTTTCTACTTGTTTTCTACAAAAACTGCAATTTTGTAGAAATGATAAAGTGTTGATTTATAGTGATATAGTTATTTTGTAGAATTTGTAGAAGATGTAGAATGCTATATATGTGTGAAAATATTTATTTGAAAACGAATATATTTAATTGTGCTTTCATATTTATTTTGTATCTTTGCGATACCTAATTATCTAAATATGAGTTGTTTTGTTATTTACATTCCCCTTGAAAAATATTTGCACGAATGGGCTACTACTCATTTGGGCGACCCTGTCGTATTCCCAAGCAAGTCAAATGAGAATGCTATCATTCGCACATTCTTGCAAAAATTACCCGACGGTGAAGCCCCGGAACTGAACGACGGCACCATGACGGCCATTGCAATACCCGACTCAAAGGCCAAGCCTCCGGCTGAGGGTTGGGTGAAACTCACACCTAAAGGCAAAGAGGCTATTCGAGAAATCATTAAAGACCTTTTTCGTCGACACTTGTGGAACGATATTAACCCTATCATTAATGGCAATGTGGGTGTTAATACTCTCATCGCTGCATGGTGCGAGATCAACGGCATCAACATCGACCGAGTCGAGACCGTTAGACAATGCTATTATCGTATGCGCGACGCCTATACTAAAAAAGGAATAAATCTTAGAAATTCTTCTAAAATTTATTCCGACAATAAACCCTAAAATCCCAAAACGCAAACATCATCAAACAACCCCGAACAACATGGCACAAATCTGCACCACTCTTAACAACATCAAAAAAGTAGAAGTAATCGAAGCACGTCACCTCAATGATATAACCGTTATTCATGGGGTAGGGGTGCTTCTCAATTATTGGCGTAACTTTGTCGAAGTGCCTTTATCGGGTCTCGCCGAAGTGGAAATGACCTCTGAAATAGAGACTAAAAGCCGTTTCTTCACAGTTAAACTATCATTTCATTCTCCTAAACATTTTGATGTTGACAATCGTCAACTATGTTTCCGGGTGACTACGGTCAATGGCTCGACATTCCTTATAGGGACAAACTTCCGTCCTTATGCTAAGGTTGTCACTTCCGATTTGTTCCCTGCATCTACGACTGATCGAAGTGGCTGCACCGTGACGGCCGAATATAAAAATGTGCACGGAATGCTCGCTATCCTTGATAAATAAGTCTTTTTGAGGTAATCTTCAACAGATTACCTTTGACATCGTAATATTTGTTGCTTATGAATTACCAATTAATCATCGACGATCATATCGGACCATTCGGGTTCTCGAAGTCTTACGTTAAACAAGTGCTTGCCGGCTATGCCAACAAACATGTTGACGTGAAGATTTCTTCTCTCGGTGGCGACCTTGACCATGGCCTCGATATTCGTCAGCAATTCCTTGACCACGGCGATGTGACGGTCTATTTCTCCGGATTCGTTGCTTCAGCTGCTACAATTATTGCTCTTGGTGCTAAACGCATCTGCATGAGTAAGCACGCATTTATGCTCGTACATAAATGCTCTAACTTTGTCGATGCGTGGGGCAGTTACAATGCCGACCAAATGCAAGAGCTAATTGACCAGCTCACGCAAAACAAAAAGGAGAATGACAAAATCGACGTGGTTATCGCTCAACTCTATGCAGATAAATGTGGCAAGAGCATCAACGAAATTCTCGACATTCTTAAACGTGAAGAATGGCTCACCGCTGATGAAGCCCTTGAATATGGGTTCATCGACGAAATCGTGGATGCCCCCGATTTGCAGAAACAGAATTTCACCCACACACTCGCTGCGAAGTTTAATCGCTTCGGACTTCCAACCGAAGGTCTTGAACCTAAACAAGCCGACTCGGTGCTTGATAAAATTCTTTCTGCCATTCGCTCTTTGCAACTCAAATTCTCGGAGCCGGCGACGCAAGAACCAACCAAACAAATTTTTGACGTTATGAATTTTCAGTTCACTAATGTGGCTGCACTCCTCGACATTGAGGCATTAGCCACTTCCGAAGATGGTAAGGTGGATATTACTGCCGACCAAATGCAAGCGATAGAAAATCGCATTGCCGAACTTGCTCAAAATCTCGCCGACAGGGATAACACCATTGCCGACCGAGATAACTCTATTTCTGAGTTGACCGCTCAAGTCGACACTTTGACTGCTCAAGTGGAAGCCTTGAACGCACAACCCGGTGACTCTACCCCCGACGGTGTAGCAGAAAAAGATGTTACTCCGGAAAATCAAATCAATTCTTCTCTCTCTTTGTTTAACAACATTAAATCAATCCTCTGATGGCTAAAGTAATTATCACTCCCGACGATCTTGCTACATCGGCTCGCAAGTATCGCTCTGACCTTATCATGCAACCTGTGCATGCTTTGGCGGACACTCTCAAACATATGACTCTTCGCACAGGCATTCGTTATGCCGAAACCGTAGGCGAAATGTCTGGAGACCTCGAAATTGGTCCTTATGACGAATCTCGTACCGACGAAAAGGACATCAAAATCAATGGTCGTACTCTTTACACTTACCTCGGTAGCGTTGTAAAGAAATTCTCTCCTAACTCTGTGGCTCAGACAATCTATGGTTCAGCGATTACTAAAGGGGAATCTCTCAAAACCGTAGAAATAACTAAGCAAGTGCTTGCGTTTCTCGCCGCTAAAATCGGTCAAGGTCTCGACATCCACATCTTCGACGCTGTACGCAACGAAAAAGGTACAGGTTCGGCTGACCTTTTCAACGGTTTCGACACTATCACAGGTAACGAAATCACTGACGGCACTATCGCCACAACAAAGGGCAACCTTTATGAGTTTACCGAAAAGATTGATAAAAACAATGCCGTAGATTCTATTGTTTCTATGTGCCGCAAAGCCGATAACTTACTTGTCGGTCGCAACAAAAACCTCAAACTTTTCGTTCCTTACGAAATCCTTCACGCTTATAATGACGATTATAAGGCTACTACCGGTGCAGTACCTTATAACACCCAATATGAGCAACAATATGTTGAAGGGTTCCGTAACATCGAACTCGTGCCTATGTATCAAAAGGCTGGCTCGCAGTATATCCACCTCACTACTGCTAACAATATGCTTGTTGGTGTTAACCTTCAAGGCGAAGAAGAACGCCTCGAAGTAGAAAAACATCATGAGTTCCTTCTCTCTTTCGTTGCTACTTTGTTCTTCGGTGTTGAATTCGAATCAATCGCGAAAGAACGTATGCTCGTTGGTAAATTAGTAACCGAATAAATTTTTCTATCATGGCTGAATGTACTATTAACAACATCTACGACGATTTGAAGTTTTGCAAAGGTAAAACTGTTCTTCCCGGTCTACGCCCAAAGGTGTACTTTATCCCTAAAGAACAAATCGCTAAGTGGCCTAAACTCCCCGAAGTTGACGCTGAAGGTGCAACTATGGAGTCTATCGGCTCTTATGAAGGTGACTTCACTTTCAATGCTGATGCTGTTGCTAAACGCATCGACATCTTGACACCGGCGTCTAATGTTACTTCTGCATCGCAAGGTGAAAAACCTTCTAAAACTTTCCTCAATTCCTCTACACTCAAATATGCCGATAACAATGCAAAGGCTGTAGGCTTCGCTCGTTTGGCTAATGCCGACGATTTTGTCTATTTCATTCAACAACGTGACGGCAAATGGCGTGTACTCGGGAACGAAATGTATGAGACAAACACCAACCCCTCACAAGATTCAGGTATGGCCGAAACTGATGCTTCAGGCACTACACTTGAAATCTCTGTGACTGACGTTTGTCCGGCTCCTTACTTCACTGGTAAAATACTTACCTCTGACGGTACCCTCGATTGTGCTACTAACACATTCGAAGAAGCCGACGCTCAATCTTAAAATCTTTTTGTTCAGTTTATAGATTTTTAGGTGGGGGAGCATGCAGTCATTAAGTTGTCTGCCGGCTCTCCCTTTTATTTTTTTAATTATGGCACAACTTGATAACAAACTCACCGAGTCGATAAAGAAATGGCTCGACACTGCTCCCAATGAACGTGACATCATCGCAGGAGCGACAATGCTTCTACAACTAAATCGTAATCGTGCGATGTTCAACACCATCACACGAAAACCGGAACGTGAGGCTGACCGCCTCGAGTACGAGCTTCGGAAACACCTTCGTATCCGCCTTGACAACATGACCGTTGCCGATGTTGCCAATATGGTTAAAAAGGTAATTCCTTCAGCTAAAGAAGTGCTTGAGACGCTCCCGGTAGTTTCAACTGACGATGAAATACCCGAAGCGCGTTCGGCTCGTGGCCGTCGTCAAGACCACGACTCACTCCCTGCTCACATTCAAGCACTTTATGACAACAACATCAATCTTTATAAAAAGATTAAAATGTTGTTCGAAGAACTCAAAGCAATGGAGAATGCTCTCCCTTGTGACCGATACGAGCGTCTTAAACTGCTCGATGAAGCAGATAAAACCTACCGCGCCAATTTGGAGGCTTACGACAACTATGTCAAACCAGCCGACAACTCGGCTGACAATGACGCAGAGCCAACAACTGCCGAGCAATCCTCGGCAAATGTTAGCCCTGCCGATGTCGTTAAGCAAATTGGCTCGGCTCGCAAGACAATATCAAAATATCGCACTAAACTCGCTCAACTCGTTGAAGCCAATGACCCCAAAGCCGACGCTATCCGTAACAAGTTACAGGATTGCGTGCGCACAATTCAAACTGCCGGGGCTGGGCTTGCGCCTGCCACGCAGTCAGAATTAGAAGCACTCGGCATAAAATTCTAATCTTATGCCTCGCTCGCACCTCAATATCCTTCAGCCGTTAGGAAGTAGGCCTTTACAGGCTTACTTCTCTAACCGCTTTCAACTTGCAGATATTATTGAGGAGGTCTTGGGGCAGATTGGCAACGCGAATATTATCATCTCTACCTTCTCCACTTCGGAAGAATTCCTCCGTCGCATTTGGCGACTGAAGAATAACGGTAGAGTATTGTCTTGCGCGCTCTTTTGCGACCTGCGAGCAGCACGCAAAACGGTAGCACTTTATCACTTCATCAAGTCGGTAGCCGACTCGGTGCACCTATGTGAGAACCATTCTAAAGTGGTACTGCTATACAATGATCATCACAAGGTGAGCATTGTTACATCGCAGAACCAAACGCGAGGCGACCGCTTTGAGTGTGGCATCGTTACCGATGACCTATCTATTTATTACCAACTTCGTGAGGGTTTCAATGCCCTACAAGATAAATCCGTTGAGATAGATGTACTACTCCGAAGAAATAATTGAGCAGATTGGTGCCTTGGCGCGTGACCTCACGCCTATACGTGACATCGCGTTTATCCTTGACCTTAACGAAGACTACCTTCGTCAAGCCATTGCCGACAAGCACTCTGCCGTGCGCTCGGCTTATAAAGCACAAACTCGATTGTCGCTACGTCGGCAAGAGCTTGAACTCGCAAAGGTGGGCTCGCCTTTGGCGGTGCAACAATCGATGTCGTATGTGCGCGATATGAATGTTGATGAAGATATGTAGCCTATGCCATTACCTGCTATCAATGATGTGGCTATGCGCCACCTTTTTACTTCCACCGACGAAATGACTAAGGTCGGCATTCCGGTGGCTACACAACAACATATCATTCGTTTGCGTGATATGTATAACCATTGGCTCGCGTTCCCCAAAAAGAAAGATCGTGAGATTGTAGCCGAACTTAAACATCGCTACAAACTACAAAATACTCAGGCATACGATGATCTGCGCATCATCAAGAATCTGCTCGGCAATCTTCAAGAGGCTTCCAAACAATACCACCGTTATCGTTTCCTCGAAATGATAACGGAGTCTTACGATATGGCGCGCACTCTTAAAGATACTCGCTCCATGGTTGCTGCTGCCGACAAATACGCCAAGTATATGCAACTCGATAAGGAGGATGAACACGATGCGCGTTATGACCTTATACCCATTCAACCTTTCGAGCCAACCGACGACCCAACGGTTATCGGCATTAAACCTGTGGCTGATATCCGTGAGAAGATTCGTCGCAAGAAAGAGCAGTATTGGAACGAGGATATTGAAGATGTGCTCCCCGAAATGGTGGAATTTAATGAGGACGATATTTTTCACCCCTCTCCCAAACCCACTCCCCAAGATGGCAAATAAGGTTTACTTCAATGATATTCAGCAAGACCTTATGTGGGTGGGTGCGAAGAAGACGGTACTTGTTGCCGGGCGTGCTTTCGGCAAGGGTGCCGTACACGCTGCGTGGAACCTGCGCAACATGCAGCGCATGGTCGGCTCTATCACTGGCATCGTGAGTGCAAACACCAAACGAGCTCTGACCAACACCCTCCCCTCAATGCTTGTGCATTGGGAGAAGTGGGGATTTAAACGTAATGTGCATTGGGCTATCGGCATTAAGCCACCCAAAGCATGGGGGTGGGGTGAACCTATCTTCAAGGTGCAGAACTATGAGAATGTCCTTTCTTTCTACAACGGCTCAATAGGTTACATCATATCACAAGATAGGTCGGGTACATCTAACTCATTTTCTTTTGATGCTCTTGATGTTGATGAAGCAAAATTCATTGACTTCCAGCAGTACAAGGACGAGACGCTGCCGGCTAATCGTGGCAATCGTCAATACTTCGGGCACCACTATTTCCACCATGCCGAACTCATAACATCGGATATGCCGGTAACAAAGAAAGGTTCTTGGTTCCTCGACTATGATAAGCAGTGCGACCCTGACCTTATCAATCTTATCCGTGCTACTGTTTATGAGATATGGCATGTGAAGAAGCGTATCAAGGAGATGCAGCACAAGGGACAATCTGTACCCTCGTATCTTCGTGGTGACTTGCGCAGGCTTAACAAAGACCTTTGCCAACTGCGCAGTGTTGCCGTTGACTACCGCGAGGTGTCAACCATTGACAACATGCTTATACTCGGAGAGTCATTCATTAACCAACTCAAGCGTGACCTTCCTCCTCTCACATTCCAAACGTCGGTACTTTGCAAACGCATCGGCATTGCTCGTGATGGATTCTATTCTTCGCTGACCGAAAGGCATAAGTATTCGGCGGCCAATCATTCCTATTATGATTCGCTCGAATACCAATTCGATAAGATTAAAGACGAGTGCTCGCTCGCTGATGCTGATGTGGATAGTGGCGCACCTATCTGCATCGCCTTTGACTTTAACGCCAACATCAACTGGCTTGTGGCTGCACAGCCAAAGGGCAAGACTATCAACATCATTAAGTCTTTCTTCGTTAAGTACGAGCGCAAACTAAACGAATTGGTCGAGGACTTCTGCCGATACTATCGTCACCATAAACGTAAGCAGGTTATCTTCTATTATGATTCTACGGCTCTTGGTTCTAACTATGCCGTCAACGACGAGGACTTCCGTTATGTTATCATCAATGCCTTCCGCTCTCGTGGGTGGCAAGTGCGTGACGTCTATATCGGGCGACCCATGAACCATATGGAGAAGATGCTGCTCATTAATCGTATGCTCGCCGGGCAAGCGAAACTCGTGCCGATGTTTAATCGTGAGAACAACGAAGACCTACTCATTTCTATTCAGACTGCCGGGGTGTACAATGGTGGCAAAGATAAACGAGGCGAAAAATTAGCCGAGAGCGACGAGGATAGACTCGAATCTCGCACCGACGGCTCTGATGCTTTCGACACCGTGGTGATAGGGTGTGAACGCTTCCCACAACAAACCGTATCGCTTGCTGTGACTTCATCATTCTGATGCTCCTTTTCTTCTTTACTTATTCTTTGTGTGAGCGTGGGGTAATTACCTCACGCTCTTTTGTGTTGTCAAGTAATCTTTGACAACTGAATTACGTGCGTGCGATGCAAAATTACCCTACATATTCCGCTATTTCAAAAAGGGTAATCCTCAGTTTTGCGTAGGGCAGTGGGGGCTCAACTCTCACAAAACCGCTTTTCAAGCGGTTGGTCGCGCTCGCAAACCCCTATTTGTTAAGGAGTTTGCTCGCGGAGGGGCGTAATTCACTGAATTTTACGCCGTTTTCGCTTCAATCCAAATCAAGTGATACTCTTGATTTGGACCCTTTTACGCTCAATGTTTTGTGTTCGTTTATTTGCATTCTGTTTGCGAGAAATTTGCGAGAACGTGTTAAAGAAATCGCGTTTTTTAAGCATATAGTTTTTCACATGCTCAATTTTTGCGTTTTCGTTAACATGTTATGGGGTCGCCTCGCTTAAAAAAGTCCTCTCAAAAGAGAGGACTTTTTTTGCTCGCTTGTCATATAAAAAAGCCCTTTGCTCGGCTCAAAGCAAAGGGCAGTGCAGTTAATAAATCAAACGATTGAGCCTTATATTTTTTCTGCGGCGTCATTTAGCTTTTGTGCTAAATCTCGCAAAGCTTCACGCAATGTCTCTTTTTGGACTTCGGTAAATTCGCATGGGTTGCCGTTCCCATCATAGCCATTTAAGCGTTGATAAATCCATGAACGAGAAAACCCAAAATAATCTTCTGAAATATTCCCCCACTTTAAATACAATGCAATGTCTTTAATGTTGTCTAATATCTTTGCCATAATATGTTTTTTATAAAAGTCCCTCCCTCTTGGAGAGGGACTTTGTTGTTAAGGTCTTTCTTTTAATTTGTCAACCAACTCATCGATGAATAACTCTATTTGGATTGACTTGTTGTGATAACTTTTTCGGTAGTTCCGTAGGGCTTGTATCAATTCCCATTCTAATTCTGTTAATTCTTTTTTCATTTTGTGTTTGATTTATTTGTTATTAACTGCATTACAAAGGTAGTAATATTTTTGTTACTATGCAAATATTTTAGCAAAAAAATCAAGAAAAACGCACTTTTTTTATCCCATTTGTTAATCTTTAAACACTATCCCAAAATTTGATGTATAGTTAAAAATTCTTATTTTAACTATTAAATATAGTCTTAATTTTGGATTTTCGTGTGTTGATATTATAAATTTGCATATATAATAATGCAACGCTTTACTTTCTTGTAGAGTAAAGAGCCACTCACGAGTGGCTCTTGATTACAATAAATGTATGATTGATACTATATTAGATTTTATTTCTAAGAATTTTGGAGTAGCAGTAGTTATTTTGGTATTGCTTATTTTTGCCTTTGTTTATCTTATTTGGTGGACTTCAAGTATGTGGTTTAAGATTAAAAACCTCCCTTGCGACACTCATACAACTCAAATAAAGGAGCACTCTGAGAAAGTAAATTCGGTTTCACATCTTCCATGTTCAAGAATAGAACACGCTGTTGAAAGTCATGAAGAACGTATTAGAGCAACCGAAAACACCCTTTCTCGTATTGAAGGGTTGATTCAAGGTTTGTATAAATATGCTCCGAAAATGTATGATAATGATTTTTCTTATGATGTCGAGATAATGAGCCAAAAGCATAGTCCTCGAGCATTAAATGACAACGGATTGAGCTTATTTAATGAGATAAATGGTCAACAATTCTTGAATGAAAATAAGAACCTATTTTTTGAAGCAATTGATAATTTTGCTCCAAAAACAGCTCTTGATGTGGAAGCATTTTGTTTTGCTGTGTTGCGTATAAAAAGCAATGAAGATTGTTTTAATCCTATTAAAGTATGGGTTTATAATTCTCCATCAAGAGATATTATAGGTGAGGATGGTTCCATAAAAAAGAAAGATATTTCGTTTGATACTGTTCTTTTTGTGTTATCGATTCCTTTGAGAGATATGTATCTCAATGAACATCCTGCAATCCTTCAATCTTAACCCCCTCCGCACCTCCCCCGACAAAAAAATAAGGCGAAAATTAAATTTTTTCGCCTTTTTTATTACTTTTGCTTTTGAAAAGTAATGTAATATTAAATTTTATTAGATATGGAAATTTTGATAGGTTTATCTGTTTTAATTGCTATCGTTGCTATTGTATTATTTATTAATCTCAAAAAGTGCAAACGAGAAATAACCCGTAATGTGGAAGACATAACTTCATTAAAAAACGAAAATGAAAGATTGTCTAATCGGAATGCCGTTTTATCAAAATTTGAGGGTTGTGAAAATGCTGAAAAAGAAGCCTCACGAATTATCTCAACCGCAAAATCAGATGCAGATAAAATTGTGAAAAAAGCATCTGAAGAAGCTATAGCATTGGATAATCAAGCACAGAAGATAATTTCAGAGGCGAGAGTATTAGCATCAAATATGTCTTTGAATGCAACAGAAGAAGCATCTAAAATTAAAGAAGAAGCATCGACTAAAGCTAAACTTCTAACAGATAAAGCAAATAGTATTCAAGAGTCAGCAGTTAGACAAGCCACAGAAATTCTTGCGAATGCAGAACAACGAGCAAGAGAGATTGCTGGAAATGCCTATGATATCGCTCGTGAGGCAGATCACTATCAAAGTGTAGCAAAAGCCATGAAGAATATAATAGAAGGATATGGCGATGCATACCTAAAACCAACAAATAGCGTACTCGATGACCTCGCTATAGAATATGGCTTTGATGAAGCTGGCATGAAATTAAAAGATGCTCGAGATGTATCAAAAACACTTGCAAATAATGGTTCAGCTGCCACTTGTGAGTATGTTGAAAAAAATAGACGAGACACCGCTATTGCCTTTGTTCTTGATGCTTTTAATGGGAAAGTTGACTCTATTCTATCTCGAATGAAAAAAGATAATTACGGAGTCCTTGAACAAAAGATTAAAGATGCTTTTGCGGTAGTTAATAATTTAGGGAAAGCATTTAGAGAAGCTCGTATTACAAAAGATTATTTAGATGCTCGTTTGCAAGAATTGAGGTGGGGTGTAGCCGTAATCGCGTTAAGAGAAAAAGAGAAAGAAGAACAACGACGAATAAAAGAACAAATAAGAGAAGAAGAACGAGCACAGAAAGAATTTGAAAAAGCAATTCGTGAGGCTGCTAAAGAAGAAGATACTATTCGTAAAGCAATGGAAAAAGCTCGTGCCGAAATCGCAAAAGCAACTGAAGAACAAAAAGCAAAATATGAGTTGAAATTACAAGAACTCACAATTAAACTATCAGAAGCAGAAGCGAAGAATCAGAGAGCTTTATCAATGGCTCAGCAAACACGAAGTGGCCATGTCTATATTATTTCAAACATTGGTTCTTTTGGCGAAAATGTATTCAAAATTGGTATGACTCGACGTTTAGAACCATCTGACCGAGTTAGAGAGTTAGGGGATGCAAGTGTCCCATTCCCATTTGATATTCATGCTATGATTTATAGCGAAGATGCACCTGCATTAGAAAATGAATTACATAAATTCTTTGCTCTAAATCAAATGAACAAAGTAAATCCTCGTAAAGAATTTTTTAAGGTTCCCATCTCTGATATTAAAAATGAAATAGAAAATAGAGGGCTCAAAGTAAAATGGACTATAACTGCAGACGCAGCTGAATATAGAGAATCATTGGCAATCGAAAAAAGCTTATTAAATAATCAACTTTCGCAAGAACAATGGATTGAGCAGCAAGCATCTCAAATAAGCAATGGGATAGACGACAGCGACGAGTAATTTATTTTCTAACAAATTAGCCCTTAAATATTTGGCAATTCAAATATTATGACTATATTTGCATTGTCAAACTAAATGAGTGATGTTTCACTTCCGTTGAGCAATCGGTTATTTGCTCGTTTTTCGGGCTTTTTTTGTGCCTACATACTTTGATAAGGAAGTTTACTTCCCAATCAAAATAGCCAAATAATACGGCTGTATATCCAAACAATTTTTTGCTCTTCGGAGTGGACGCTTGTTTAGTTTGACGACGGGATATGCAGCCGTTTTTTCTGTATGTATTTATTGTTTTATTTTTTTTTGCGTCAAACTAAACAAGCAATGAAAGAAACAATTTCATTCTCGGCACAAGCCGAAACATTCCAATCGGTAATTGATTGGAACGCTCTTAAAAGTAATGTGGCAATTCTCGGCCACAAAGTGATTAACCTCGTAGCAAGCGAAAAATTCTCGCTCACCATTGCCTCTATCTCGGCTATCGGTGCATGGCTCTACCTCGCAACCGATCACCCGGTGCGCTTCGCGCTCTGCACTATCGTTGCATGCGCAGCTCTCGCTCGTTCTATCGTTCCTATGGTGAAAGGAGGTGAGAAATGACTGCTTTTCGTCAATTAGAGTATGAGAGTGCGCTCGCTTCGCTTAAAGTCGAAAAATTTGCGGCTATCACTAAAATCAACCTTGATTATTGTGAGATACGTGCTAATTTGATTCACGATAGGAATGTCAAACTCGCCGCCCTCAAAAAAGTGTATAACGATGCTATTACCGTCAACAAATGTCATCGTCGGGAATTATGGGCTGAGAAATGCCGTATCGAAAACACTTTCCCGGTAGATGTTGATGCTATTGCCGACAATATAGCACAAAGTAATGAGCTGCATCGCCAAGCTGGCGTATTGACTGAGCAATTATCTAAAGATATAAGCGATGTCAAATCTGCATATTATGCAAAAAAGCATGAACTACAAACGAATGAAAAACAAGAATTGGCCGCATTGGAGCAGGAATTTAACAATAAGCGAATACAAATATTCACTCAATTTGCCAAGGAAGGGGGTGACGCATGAACGCTTTTTGCCAAATTCGCCACGGAAACTATATTGTTGACCTCGGCTATATCTCGATTTCTCGTGCCAAAGAACTTGCCAACACCGAAGCAAAAGAAACCAAACGCACAATGGTGCTTTGGTTCTTCAACAAACCCAACGGCAAGTGGGAAGCCCTTTCGGTGCATCACCCATCTGGCATGAAATCTGCATTAGTATCATTAAATAAGAAAGGAGAGGAGAAATGACACAAGTTGATAATTTGTCACAAGAAACGTGGACTGAATACAACGCCGTTCTTGGTGATATTATTGCCAACCCCAAAGAATACGGCTTCGATGACACTATTATCCCGGTGTGTCAATATCTCGGTTATTTCTGCCCTGTAAATCCTCCGTGCTACAACTTCGCCAACATGACCACGGCTCAGATCATCGGCGAACTAAACGGCATCGTTGATGTAGATATAAACACCGTGTGCAAGTTGATGCTTGCTCTCGGCTTTCAAATCTACCTCAGAGGTTGCCCCGAATGGTCAATGATGCGAGCCTTTTTTGACGACAAAACCGAACTCTAATAAAACCTATTGTTATTGCATTTTTTCATGATTTAAATAGCCTGCTCGTGAGAGTCGGCTATTTTTTTTGAAAATCCTAAAAAAATACAACTTTTTTTGCTTTTTGTTTGTTTATTAGTAGTAAAATTACTACCTTTGTAGAGTCAAACAAAACAAATAATGAATAATGAAACGATACAAAGTAAAAGAAGTAATTAAGATGCTTGAAGAAGACGGCTGGGTGCAAGTCTCGCAAAAAGGGAGCCACCGACAATTCAAGCACTCAACGAAAAAAGGGCGAGTAACGATTAACGGAGCACCCAACGACAATTTAAGTCAGTTTTTATTAAACAGCATTTGGAAGCAAGCAGGGTGGCGATAAGCCACCTTGCAAAAAAATAAAAAGAAAAGTAAAGGAGCATAATAATATGGAAAAGATTAAAGTAGAAGTAAATTGGTGTGACAAAAATTTTGCTTGTGTTTGGGGTTGCCCCGACTTTGGCTCTATTGTGGTGACTCATAAAACACTTGATGGTCTTAAAAAAGAGTTTCAACTATCACTTCAATCGCAAATTGATGATATGCTTGCCGATGGCGAAGATGTTCCTCAATGGCTTGCATCGGGAGACTTTGAAGTTGAATATGATATGCACATTTCTGCTATTCTTCGCAATGCAGAGCAATACACTACAATGGCTGCTATAAGCCGTGCATGTGGCATTAATCAAAAACAATTAACTCACTACGCTTCTTCATTAAAAGAACCACGTCCAGCACAACGTGCTCGCATCATTGCCGGGCTTCATCATATTGGTGAGACATTTTTATCTATTCGTTAGTTTTGTTTGACAACTTACTGCGTATAGTGGCCCCGGAGCAAACGCTTCGGGGCTTTGTCTTTTTGGTGGCAACAATCTTGCACTACATTTGTGTCAAATATTTGACACATGAATTATAGTGATTTGATTTTAGAATCTACTCCGGTTGTTTTGTCAAGTGAGTTGCGTGTATTGGAGTTTGTCGCATCGTCTCCTTCAACTTTTGCAATCAAACTTGGCGAAACAACGCTGCTTTCTCAAACTTATACTCCAGATGCTGATGACAAAATATATATATATGATATCGATAAGTTAGTTGAGTTAGCACTAACTGCGCCGGTGGACGAGTTCACTTTTGTTTGGAACGGGGAAGAATGCGTTAAGCGTGTACTTTTTTGCAATTCTTCAATCAGCATGCCGACACAATTTTTCTGTTTATATAAATTTCTTTCCCCTTGTTTTGACCGTCGCATCACATCTCCTTCTCGCACTGAAAAACTATATTTTTTTAATATCCTTAACCTTCAAACTAAAATACATGTGTATGCGACATATTACAACGATGGTGTTGTATCTACTAAAGAGTTTGAATCTTGGTCTGATTATGGTCCAATAGAGGAAATAGATGTGTCGCCGGCTAACTATATAGATAATTCTCTCGGCAGACTCGTTCAATACAAAATAAAAGTGTTGGAGCGAGAAATGGTGTATAACGTTGAACGAGACAAGCCTGATACAATTTGTTTTATGTATAAAAATATGTTTGGGCTTAATGAATATATTTACTTTACAGGTGTGATTGAATCGGATAGCTTGATTACTCGACATCAAGCAACCATTCATGGCGTTACCGAAGTGTACGACATCGAAGAAGAACAAATATTCTCTGTTCGTACCGGACCAATGACATGGTCAATGCACCCTCTTGTGATTGATTTGTGTCGCTCTAAATCAATTAAAATATTTGACAAAAATGCGTATTCGGTTTACCAATCTTTTTTCCCAATCATAATTACTGATTGCGATCTTAAAACGAACAACGCTGATAATACTATCGCCGATTTTGAAATTAAATTCAAATACGCCAAAGATAAACCTCACCACATTGTTGTACCATTTGGACCTGATTCGGTTTTTGACAAGACTTTCGATGACACATTTAACTAACAAAGTAATCCATTGGCGCGATGCCATTACTCTCTTGGAGAGCGGTCAACCTGTTACGCTTAGGGTGTGGAAACTTTCCACCGGCGACATCTTGACATATCGTGATGTGGTGTGCTTCGGCGGCCATTGGCGCAAAGGTACACATCGCATTCGTCTACCTCATTCATCACTCATTCGTGAGTTTCGTGATATAACTCTTTTCGAAATCAATAACATGACCATATACCGATGAACAAGCCTACTGACAACATCATTACGCATGACGAAATTCTTGACGTAACCGACAGCGTAAAACTCGCCATGAGCGAGCTTACCGATTCAGCCGACATCTTCGATGAAGATGCCGACATTCAATCTCGCCAAGTGCCGGGTTATCCCAACTATGAGTATATCCCTTTTGGTGTAGAAGACGAATTGCCTTTCAACATCATCAAGATGATTGGCAAAGACGAAATCATGAGCCAAAACAAACTTTTCAACGTGTTGACGTGCTATGGTGCCGGCCTCAAATATATCGACCGAGCAACAGGGCAAGAGAGCGACAATGACGAAGTGGCTCGCTTCGTGATGCGAAACTCGCTTAATGAGTTTCACATCGAGCAGTCAACCGACATGAAATATTTCTTCTACACGGTTGCAGTGATAATTCTGAACAAGGAACGCTCGAAGATTGTGCAAGTACGCCACAAAGAGGCTTGCTTCTGTCGCTTCGAGAAAGCCGACAAGAACGGTCGCATCAACCATGTGTTTGTGGCTAATTGGCGCAAGCGCACTTCTCTTTCTCGCAAAGATGTGGAAGTGATAACCCTACTTAATGAGAAAGATCCTCTCGGACACCTTGAGGTGCTCATGGGACGTGAACCCGGGGCCGATGGTCTCAAAAAGGTGCGCACCAATGAATATAAGTTTGCTATACTCATGCGGTTCCCAACGCCGGGACACCAATATTACCCGGTGCCTTACTACACGGCGATTTTCCGTGGCGATTGGTGGGATATTAAACGCTTAATCGGTCGCGGCAAAAAAGCAAAACTCAAATATTCGTCAGCGGTGAAATACCAAGTTGAAATACATCGCGACTACTGGGACAACATCTGCAATGACGAGGGTATTAACGACGAACTCAAACGCAAAGAACGCATCAAAAAAGAGAAAGAGAATATCCGTAAGTTTGTCACCGGGATTGAGAACTCGGGCAAAATGTGGATTACCGGATATTACGTTGACCTTAATGGCCATGAGGTGCGAATGGTGCGCATCAACAAAATCGACACCTCTAAAGAGGGTGGCGATTGGAGCGAAGATATTCAAGAAGCCGCCAACATGACCTGTTACGGCGACAACATTCACCCCAATCTTGTCGGCGCAACTCCGGGCAAATCGCAATCAAATAATAGCGGTAGCGATAAACGCGAATTGTTCACACTCAAACAATCGCTCGAACAAGCATTCCACGATATGATGGCGAAGGTGCATAATGTCGTGATATACTATAATGGCTGGAACAAAATAGTTAAACCTACTGTGCCGCTTATCATGCTTACAACGCTTGACCAAAACAACGACGCGAAAAAAGTAACCGACGGCAAAGTCACTGATCCTAACGAATAAAATATATTATTATGAGTCTTAATATTGATAGAGAATTTTTCGAGATAACGGTATCTTCGGCTCGTGAGGCAACAGGCCGTGTATTCGAGGCGGTTCAGGGTTATCTCACCGAAGCAACCCAAGAAACTAAAGAGTTTTTGGGTGTGGAGTTGTTTGAATTTCTTGACGGCGAACTTTTTCAAGATGACCCCGATTTCGTCATTGCTGAGTACGTCAAACAATACATCTGTTTCCGAGCCTACGAAATTGCTATCCCACATCTTGACCTTGTGGTTACTCCTACCGGATTCGGCATCGTGAGCAATCAAACCCTCACTCCGGCAAGTGCCGAGCGTGTCAATCGTTTGATTCAAGCGGTTAAGGATATGAAAGAAATGTGTTTGGATAACATCATTTACTCTTTGCGTGGTCATCAATTATGGTGTGACACTCCTTATGCCATTATATCGTTTTCAACGCTTCTATGGCATTCGTCACAACTCATTCGCTACGGAGTGCCAAATCCTACTCGTGCGAAGCTTCGTGAGGCTCGCCCTAAAATCACTCAAAGTGAGTCGCGACTCAAAGAACTTATCTCTCCCGAATTTCACAAGGAGTTATGCGACAGCGTGCGATACAAGACTTCTACGCCATTGCAAGAGTCGGCAATTACGTTTTGCCTGAATCTTATCGCTTACCCCGATAGCACAATGATACATCGCAAGGCGTTGCTGCAATTCCTTCATGCGCACCTTGAGGATTTCCCCACCTATGCCAACTCTACAGCCTACCAAGCAAACAACTTTAAATCATACGAAAATGCCGTCAACGATTCGTGTTACTTTTTCGGATAACACTATTAATGTGTCGCTCCCTCGTGGGTGGCACGAACTATCGGAGCAAGAACTGCGAATGATTTATAAATTCCTCACAGTATATGAGCCCGATGTTGCCCCCATTGCGATTTTTTGCAACCTCGCCAATGCTAAAATCATTCGTGAATTAGATGATGATAATATGCTTGTGCTTTTCCGCATCAATCGCAAAATGAGTGTTACGGCTGAAATATCGCCTGACCAAATGGCATCGTTCCTCTCGCACCTTGATTGGCTTGCCGAGCCGGGAACGGTGCCGGTGCGATTGCCGAAAATTGGAGGTAATCACGCTGTCGATGCTCAACTCCATGGCGTGCCATTCGGTGACTACCTTCGCATCGAATCTCTTTATCAAGGCTACCTCCAATCGCAAAACCCGGTCGCTCTGGTGAGATTAGCCAACATACTATATCGTGGACGTCACCGCATCAAAAAATTAGATGACGTTGACACGATTTGCGTGTTCAACTGGGTGGCGCAAGTAAAGGCTCTCTTTGCTGACACATTCAAACATTTCTTTCGCTCGGCCGAGGGGGGCGAGGCTCCCGATATGGTCGAAATAATGAATGCTCAAATTCGCGCTCTCACCGGTGGCGATGTGGCAAAAGAGGACCAAATACTCGCTATTGACTGTTGGCGCGCACTCACCGAACTTGACGCTAAGGCTCGCGAAGCCGATGAACTAAACAAACAACTCAACAAAAAATGAACGCAAAACAATTATTCGACGCTCACAATTATTTCCGCTCGCTATGTGAGGCTAATATACTCGCTCAAAAAGAGGACTTCCATTTCTGCACTTGCAGTGGCATAGAGTCAATGCAAGAACCATTGCAACAATTCCGTTCAAAGAGTTCTTTCTTCTGCGTTGATGACACTACCGACAGCGCTGTGTTCCGTGGCCGTGGTGGCGGTCACTACACCCGACGAGTGTTCACGGTGTTCCTACTTCGTCGCTATCGCTTTGATGATATGGCCGACCGACAAAAACAACTCAATATATGTCGCGAGTTATTTCATCAACTCATGTCAAAGATGATCGTCGACGAGGACGATCTAAAAAATGAATTAATCTACCTCAAAAGCGACAACGTCATGAGCCGTGAACTCGGGCAATATTTCCTAAGTGGTTGCACCGGTCTTTACTTCATGGTCGAAGTGAGCGAACCGATTGACCTTGTTTTTGACGAAACGCAATGGCAGAAATAATAAAAGACGATGACCGATACATCGAAGAATGGGCAAAAATGCTTATCACGATGTGGCATGAACGCATCGAAATGCTCGGTGTTATTGATACCGGTTATCTTCATCAATCGTTGAATGAGGCGATACATAAACTTAATGGTGGTGGCACTACTATCACGATGAAGTTTAAGGAATATGGCATTTATCAGTCGCTCGGCGTGGGTAGAGGCTACTCTCATAATAATGGTGGGGACCTTAAAATACTTGATAGTACTTACCGAGAAGAACATGGATTAAATAAACCTCGCAGAGCCGGTTCTAAAAATCATGCTTATATGACAAGTGGCAAACCTCGCCAACGTCGCGATTGGTTTTCCAAAAAATATTATCTCTCGGTTATGAACTTAAAAGAAGATCTTGCACGAATTGTTGGCGAACAAGCAGCACTAACAATAGCAGATGCACTTACAGAAATGCGAGACGCAATTAAAGTTAAATAACTGTCTTTTTGGGAGCGGACGGCTCCCATTATTTTTGCTCATAAATTAAAACTTTTAATTTATGGCTGACTTATCTTCCCTCAAAACTGATGCAGGCACCATTCGCGATGCCACGCAACAAAACGAGAACACGGCATTCCGTATCGGAACGTGGCTCGTTGACCTAATCGAGTTCTTGACCAACACTTCTATCGAAGCTGTGATGACCGGGATTGTCCCTGCTGTCACTGCCGATGGTATCGCCCTCACTCTCTCGTTTCAAAAGGCCGACGGCTCGACCTTCACGAAAATCATCACTCTACCACTCGCCGACGCAGAGAAAGCCGGACTGATGTCGCCTGAAATGGTGTCAAAGATTGCGACAATGCAGTCGTCAATCAATGCTATCAACACAAAAAATGCCGAACAAGATGACAACATCACTGCATTGCAAGGCGATGTGTCGGCTGTTGCCAAAAAGAATACAACCCAAGACTCGCAGATTCAATGGCTGAATACTCTCGTCGAACAAAATAGTGTCAACATCGAGAATGTGACAGACACAGCCAACACCAACAAAAACAACATCACTGCATTGCAGGGCTATGTGTCGGATAACGCTTCGGCGATTGATGCACTCCAAAAAAGCGCAGTCTCCAAGCATCAAGAACTAACCGATAAAATTGATGCTAACAATGAATTTATTGCGCAAGTTGAATCAACGTGTAACACTCGCCAAGACGAGGCCGATGTCAAAAATGCCGAGCAAGACTTTAAAATGAAGTCACTCGACAACATCGACGAGCAAATCCTAATTCGCCTTGACGAAATGCAACTCTCTATTGACTCTTTATATCAACGTGTCAAAGCGTTGGAAAACTAATAATCATTTAAATTTAAATCATTATGGAATTAGAATTCACAAAAGTCGCCAACCGCTACGAAGCAGAGTTTGAAGCGACAGACAACTTCAACCTTCACATCGAAAGAACAAAACCCGGGTTCATCAAAATTTTTCAACGTGGCACTCCCGACGGTGAATATGCCTCTGAATCATCTTGGTGCGAACACAGTGCAGAACCTGTTATCGACAAAGATTTCTCGATGCTCGTTTTCCCAAAATACATCAAGATTGTCAGTGAAAGCGAGGTAACTCGCTGTATAACAACCATTTCGGGGGGGGGTAAATGATGCTCCTTCGGATAGCGTAAGCATTCGCCCTGTGACTGCTGATGATGTGGTTCTGATGACCGCTCCGGAATCTCCTACTATCGACGCTGTTAATGTTCCATTCTCCGAAGCAGTACATGTTCCTGCCTTTAATGTTTTATTTGTATTATCTAATAAGCAATTATTCTTTGGAGAAAAACAATCACATGTGTGCGAGAATGTGATAAATCCTCACCCCGATTACGAATACACTTATGTATTTGGTGGGTACGGAATGTCTTACATTGGAGATGTAACTCTTGATTTATACATTCAGAATTAGCCCTATACCGACCTATCGGGAAGTGGGCGACAAACAAATTAAAAAATAGCAAAAATGGAAAATACTATTGAACTAAATGTTGTCCACCTCGATGGTGGTTTATCAGGTAAAAAAGTTGAAAAAAGTACTACCTCAGAACCTGTTTTTCTTTACCTCCCAGATATAGGGATTACTACAGATATTATTTCTGCACTTAGTACTCCAATAGATGTGACTGCCGAACAAGCACAAGCAATCCTTGATGCAGAATATATTAAGTTTGCTCCTACAACTGGACATAATCCTATGGAATACACTAATGTAGTAGTGCAAGAATCTCCTATATTTGCAGTAAAAAAGAAAAAAGAATGGGTTGGGTACGATATATATAGATACTATGTTTTATTCATGGATATAAACGCTTCTCCTTATGAAGTAGGTACTACAAAAGTAAGCGAATATATTGTAAATGGAACTCTAGTAAAAGGTTATATTTACGGTGCATCTAATACAAATACAGATTATATATTTAATGAAATAGATTTACAATTTGAGGCTTTTCAAAGTGTTGTTCCTCCTACTTCTGAAGAAATGCAGAACATAAAGAATGATATTGCTGGCTTGTTACAATATAATAAATCTGTTACTATTCCCGAAAATTCAACTGCTGTATATCTCCCAACTGCTGATGAAACCTATACGGAGTTTAATGAAGGGTTTTATAAAATAGTTGTGCCAGAAACTGACCAAGTAATTAAAATACAAGCATACGGTGAAAAAGCAACTGTTGAAGCAACTTTAAATTCAGGAATAAACTATGTGCAATATAGGAATTTATATTCTTTGGCTGATGCTTGGGGAACAGTTGCTCATCAATGTGAAATTTTTGATGCTAGTGGCAGTTACCAAAAAGGTATTGCAGAAGGTGCCGGCATTCGCGGCGGTGTTCAATACCGATTATTATCTGACTCAGCAATTCCAACGGAGATACAAGTAACATTCTTTGGGGGTAAGAAAGATTCCAATACTAATAGTGGTGGTATGTAATTATAACTTAAAATTATACTATTATGAAACTAAAATTTGAAGATTTTTTGCACATTATTGCTTGTATGCTTTGTGCATTCGTGGTGAGTGCTATTATCGCACACACAACAACATCGCCAACACCAGCAATCGTTGGTGGTTGGCTTGCTGGTATATTCCTTGGTGTCGGCAAGGAGTTCGGCGATAGCCGTGCAACCGGCAACAGCTGGTCATGGCGAGATATGTTCTGCAACTTCATCGGCTCGTCAGTCGGCTGTTGGGGCGGATTGCTTTGCTACGCTATTCACGTTTAAAATTATTGATCATGTATGTTATTTTAGGTACACCTCACGGCTCGAATGTCGCCGGCAAACGCTCCCCTGATGGCTCGTTGCTTGAATACGCGTATGGCCGTAAGGTGGTCAACGAAACAAAAAAACGCCTTGAAGCATTAGGCTACACGGTATTTATTGATATGCCACAAGATGTTGTTCCCACTCCTCAAAAGGTGGAACTGCAAAAACGTGTGGCAATCGTCAATAACATTTGTGCAAAGTATGGCAAAGCCAACTGCATCTATGTGTCTATTCATGTAAATGGTGCCGGGAATAAAGGGAAATGGGAAAATGCCGGTGGGTGGTGCTGCTTCACCACTCGCGGAACAACCAAGTCGGACAAACTCGCCTCTTGTCTATATATTGCAGCAGATGAAGAACTCATAGACTATGCCGCTCAAATGTCGAAAGGCAAGGCTAACGGCATCTACTCAAAATTCCAACGCCCGGTGAGAATGGATATAAGCGACGGCGACCCCGATTGGGAGAGCAATTTTAACGTCATCTATCACACTGCTTGCCCTGCTGTGCTCACGGAAAATTTGTTCCAAGACAATAAATGGGACGTTGCATTCTTGCTCTCTGATGCCGGCTTCGAGGCGATTGTCAATATACACGTCAAAGGCATCGTAAATTTTATCAAGATTTATGGCAACTAATCTCATTCTCTTTATCAATGCGATGGGGGAGGTGTTCGACCTCCCACATCTTTACCGGCATCTCGGCATATCTTTGTCGATGTGGGTGCTTACTATCTGCTTGGTATTGCTCGACCTTGTTGACGGAGTGCACACGGCACGAGTGCTGCATCAACGTATTCACTCGCATAAGCTTCGGGCTACGGTGGTCAAATTTGGCGAATATTGGAGGTTCCTTCTGTTCGGGTTCTTCTTCGACCTCGCCGGGGTGTTCTTCCCATGGTACGGCTACCCCTATATGACGATAATCATAACGCTTGGTTTGTCGGTCATCGAACTGAAGTCAATGCTCGAGCATGCAAAAAAGCGCAAAAGCAAAACCGCCGAACTGCCTAACATCGTCAGTCAGATCGTCGGGTGTGATAGCGCAGAAGAAGCAAAAAAATTAATTAAAAATATAGTACAAACTTATGAAGATAAAAAAGAATAAACGCCATTATCACATGCACCCAATCGTTAAGACTATTTTGGGAACTTTAGTGACTATCTTCGCTCTTTCTATCTTCTCCGTAGCATTAGCCTACGGTGTCATCTATTTAATGTTATGGCTATGCGGTTAAGTTTAGTTATAATGCTTATGTTTTTTACTGCGTTGATATTGTTTTTTCTTCCTACGATTGTTCTTTTTATTCTCTATTTCCCTTGTTTTAAGTCCTACAAGGCGAAACAAAATAAAGTAAGAAAAAGCAAGACCAAAAGAAAGCGATAAATAGTATTTCACGATTTCTGATGGAGTTAAATCTAATATAAATGTGCTTAAGAAAATCAATATCGGTGGTATCATAATTTGGAACAATCTGATTTTAATTTTATATCCGGATATGATTATGCCTAATCGCAAAAAGATATAGGAAATAAATGATGCAGCAATTGCAACGGCTATAGAGATGATTATTTGAGCAAAAAACTCTGCCCCATCAAAGTATTGGGTTTTATAATATAAAATAGCATATGAAATAGGTGTTGTCAATAATATTGCGTTTAGCAATACCTTTTGACTATAATTGAATGTATTAATAAATTTTTCGATGTCCATTGTTTTTAGTTTTATGATTAAATGCAAATATACACAAGTTTTTTTGTTTTTTATTCTTTTATTGCTCGGTGCGTGTACCTCGACTAAATATGTCGAGGTGCCGGTCGTAACCTATAAGGTTGTTCACGATAGCATCGTCAGCGTCAAAGTTAAAGTTGATAGCGTCTATCAGCGTGATAGCATCTATTTCAACACCTACACCAAAGGTGATACTGTCTTTCGTGACAAGTATAGGCTTGTCACTCGTTGGCGTGACAGGAGAACTGTCGACACTCTGTACTATTGGCATACCGATACTGTAAAAATAAGGGAATCCGTGCCTATCGAAGTAGAGAAAAAACTCTCGTGGTGGCAAATGGCCAAACAAGAACTCGGAGGCATCGCCATGGGCGTAGCAGTAACTCTATTGTTGTTTGTCGCCTTTCTACTATATCGAAAATTCAAGCCATAATATCAGTTATTCATAATTTTAGGGTTAGTAATCACGTATAATAGCCTGCTCGTGAGAGTGGGCTGTTGTGTTTGTATGGTTAAATGATGTTAACAAAATAAAGAATTGTATCATTTTTTTGTGTTTTATGATTGATAAGTATGTATTTTTGCATCAAAATAAACCTATAAGTTAATTTAATGGACATTATAAATATAAAAGGTGCCTTATATACGGTTCATTATGACAACGAGGAAGATGATGAATACTCAAGACTATTCAATCAATGGAGCGATTTGAATTATTTAGAAGATTTTCTTTATGAACATAGACAATATCTAGATTCTGACTTTTGGACTTCTCTAGGTTATAGCTCCTCTGATTGGGACCTTGCTGCGAATGAAATAATTGATGAGGCAGAAGCATTAGAAAATTATATCGATGACTTAACTAACAATGGCGAACTTGATTCATACTTTACACCATTAGACGGAGATTATAAGTATTTATATGAGATATTACCAGTAAAAGGATATGGCAAAGTTACTCCACCATCATTCATAAGACTATATGCTATAAAACTAAAAGATAACGCATACGTTATTATATATGGAGGAATAAAACTTTCAGATAAAATTCAAACTTCTCCTGATTTAAAAGATAATGTAATCCCTAAAATAAAAAAAGCACTTGCTTATTTTAAACAGAATGGAATAACAGAGAGTTCAGATATATAAATTTTTGATTATGAAATTTAATATTGACAAACTAAATGAGATTGCAAAACCAATGTCTCAAAAGGCTATTGAGTCGGCAAATTTTAGAAAAGAAAACAGAGAATGGTTGGTTGTTTCACTAAAAATCGCGATGAAAATTCGTAAGATTTTGAAAGACAAAAATCTAAAACAAATCGATCTCGCAGAGAGAATGGGGGTGTCTCCGCAACAAGTAAATAAAATTTTAAGTGGCAAAGAAAATTTGTGTATTGAAACAATAACAAAAGTTGCAAAAGCTCTTGACCTATCTTTCTCTCAAATTACAGATATTGAACGCAAAAAAGTTTCTAACGATGCTACTTTAGTAGCTAATAAGGTTGAAGAAGTAGTTTATACACCGACACCAGCAAGTACAGTATTTAGAAGTATCAGTACTCAAGTTGATAAGTATCAAGTAACTTATGATATAGCTAATTTCATTATCCCAAATAATCTAACCCATTATATTGCATAAAAATTATGTCTGCATTAGATTATAAATATCAGTTTGTAAGATTGCATCTTGATCAATTTGCAACACTAGAAGAAAATTTTGACGCGTCTAAAGATGCGACCATAAAAATTGATAACTTTTTTCAGTTTGCTTTTAATAATGAACTTAAAGCAGTTTGTTGTGCTACAAACGTAAGTTATGTATGTGACGGGAAAGTCTTGTTGAAAGCAGTTCTTAAAAATTATTTCTTACTACACGATGATACTGTTGCAAAACTTATAAAAGATGATTATTTAACATTGCCAACTATTTTGTTAGCTGAATTTGCGTCTCTGTCTTATGGATCCTTAAGAGGTGTCTTATATACAAAAACAGAAGGCACTCCTTTAGAAAAAATAGTACTTCCACCAGCGCACTTCAATAATGTGTTTGATAAAGATCTTAAACTCAAAATTCAATAATAACGAAAGGGCGAAAAACTTTTTCGCCCTTTTTTATTGCTCTTTGCAAAAGTTTAGCTATCTTTGCAACGTCTTCCAATTAAGTCAGGCGAGTGTATCGCCAACTACAGCCGTTGGCATTTTTTATGTCATGGTTGAAAATATCAATAACAGTTCCGTCCCGTGTGGAGCGTTAATGCGCCCACTGCCTGACTTAGGTGGAAGACAACGGGGAGCGGAACTTTTTTCGTCTCCGGTGATAAATAAATATAATGTTTCATTTTAATTGTCTTCCAAAATGAAAGAAGCTACTTTGACATCGGCACACGTTGCCGAAACTTTCCAATCTGTAATAGATTGGAACGCTCTTAAAAGTAATGTGGCAATCCTCGTCCACAAAGTAATTAACCTCGTAGCAAGCGAAAACTTCGCGCTCACCATCGCCTCTATCTCGGCTATCGGTGCGTGGCTCTACATCGCCACCGACCACCCGGTGCGCTTCGCGCTCTGCACTATCGTTGCATGCGCAGCTCTCGCTCGTTCTATCGTTCCTATGGTGAAAGGAGGTGAGAAATGATGTTCGATGAAAAACTTCCTCTCAATGAGTGGAAAGCATATAACGACAGCCTCAATGCTATTATCGCCAACCCAAAAGAATATGGCTTCGATAATACTATTATCCCAGTGTGTCAGTTTCTCGCATATTTTTGCCCGGTCAATCCACCATGCAACAACTTTGCAAATATGACTACGGTTCAAATCATCTCCGAACTTGACGGCATTGTAGATGTAGACATAAATACTGTGTGCCGATTGATGTTAGCCCTCGGATATAAAATCTACTACAAAGGCTCTCCCGAATGGTCGATGATGCGAGCCGTATTTGAAGATTAGGCTAATTTATTGGCACCTATGGCTGATTTTTAAACATTTTCCCTATAAATTTTGTAAAAGTCAAAGATGTTTGCTAAATTTACAATGAAGCAAAATATATCAAACTTAAATAATACAAATATGTTATTAGAAGCAGTTGGCATAGCACTTGGAGTAGTTTTTATAATCGCATTGGTTATAGCATTAGCGGCTTTAGGGTTGTTATTGGTAATTGCTGAGTATTTAATAATTGGTGTAGTTGCATTTTTAATAGGTTGTGAAATATATTGTTTGGGTAAATATATTTATACTAAATTAAAAGGTTTGGTTAAACGATAAATTATATAAAACAATTTTTTTGCAAACGCTCCCATTCGGGGGCGTTGTGTCTTTTTGGGGGTGGTGCGGAGGGGGTATCTTTGGATAACTAAATTCCAAAGATATGGCTACACAACAAGATGCTACCGTTAACATACACGTCAATAACCAAGAAGCAGAAGAAAAGGTTAGGGAACTAACCCAACAAGCAACAGAACTTCGTAAAAAATTAGCTGATGCTGTCAGGATTCAAGACAACGGAACTATTGACAAAACAAAAAAAGAACTTAAAAAGGTAACTAAAGAACTTGATAATGCGAGGCTTCGTGCTGCACGTGTTCGCGAGTCGATGAAACACCTTTCTGAAGCTACTCCTAAAGAATTGCGGAACACCCTTAAACTCATCAACCAAGAACTAAATTCGGGTGCAGTTAAGCGTGGCTCAAAGGAGTGGAAGCAATACCAAGAGCAACTCAAACAAGTAAATGCCGAACTTAAAAAAATCAAAGCCGAAAGCAATGAAACAAAAAGTTTATTTACTAAAATTGGTGATTTTGGTTATAAATATGGTAATGCTATTACAGGAGCAATTACTGCACTAAGTGGTGTTAGCTTTGCAGGTCGTCAAGCTGTGCAAGCATACGCCGATATGGATACTGCAATGGCGAACACGCAAAAATATACAGGCATGACTCGCGAGGAAGTTGAGCAACTTAATGAGCAACTTAAAGGGATGGACACTCGCACCTCTCGTGAAGGTCTTAACGAACTCGCTCAAGCAGCTGGTCGCCTCGGCAAAAATTCCGTTGAAGATGTGATGGGGTTCGTGCGCGCCGGTGACATCATCGGCGTTGCTATGGATGAACTCGGGGCTGACGCTCCACAGATCATCTCGCAATTAGCCGGAATATTCAACCTTGAGGGCGAACTCGGCACTGAAAAGGCTATGCTTTCGGTTGGTTCTGCAATCAACACACTCTCACAAAACTGCGCAGCCGGTGCGCCTAATCTTGTTGACTTCGCTTCGCGCATGGGTGCCATTGCCAATTCTACTAATATGTCAATGGACGAAATGCTCGCTTTTGGGGCATTGCTTGATGACCAAAAAGTGAGCGTTGAAAAAGCGTCAACAGCAATGCAAACTGTCATCACAAAAATGTATGCCGACCCTGCATCATTCGCTAAAACTGCTGGCATGAATGTAGAAGAATTTACTGCTGCACTGAAGCGTTCATCTACCGAGGGAATCATGATGTTCGTTGATGCGCTCTCTAACATGGATTCAATGGGGCAAGCAGCAACACTTAAGAACCTACACATCGCAGGTGCTGGTGTGGTTCAAACTTTCCAAACGCTTGCAGGCAAAACTGGCTTGCTTAACCAACAAATGGCAACGTCTAAACAAGCATTTAATGAAGCTACATCGGCAACCGAAGAATTTAATGTGCAAAATAATACTGTTCAAGCTCGACTAGATAAAGCAAAAAAGGGGTTCAACGAAATGGCGGTTGAACTTGGCGAAAAACTTTATCCTGCGATGACGTATGCTATTTCAGGGACTTCACTACTCATGAAAACTATGAAGTTTCTAATCGAGTCTGCCATTGAATATAAAGGGATAATCATTTCGTTTGCTTCTGCGATAATAGCGTATAATGTAGCATTAAAGCTTTCTATTGCTTTGGAAAAAATTAAGGCGGGGTGGACTGCGGTATGTACTGCTAAAGTTATTGCATTCAGAGCAGCCAAGTTGTTAGCAGCTGCGGCCGTAGCTCTTTTCTCTGGCAATACACAAGTAGCAATCAAGGCTTGGAAATTATTCTCGACTGTTTTATCCGCAAGCCCATTAGGACTTGCCGCTGCTGCTTTGGGAACAGTTGTTGGAGCTATTATCCATTTTAATGTTAACGGAGAGAAAGCTAAAAAAATCGCGAATGATTTTAAAGATAAATTGATTGAGCTTACAAACACTTCGAACATCTATACTGCAGAAGTTATGAAGGAGAAATCTGAGCTTGACAATTTATTTACTTCATTAAAAAAAGCGGAAAACGGTTCTAAAGATTATCAAACAATTAAAGATACTATTGTATCTAAATATGGACAATACCTAACTGGCCTAATTAGTGAGCGAGGAGAAATTAACAACCTTGAACTCGCATATAAAAGGCTTAATATAGTTTTAGAACGTAATGCAAAATTAAAAGGTATTGATGCTGCCAGAGGTTCTGCAAGAGAAGATTACTTCTCTACGATTGGAGAACTATCAGGACAATTATCAAAAGCATTAAAAGAACGAGGAGCAAGTGATCAACAAATACAGGATATTCTTAAAGATGTTCATTTATGGATGGAGAAAGGTGGTTCTCTATCTTCTAATGCTCAAAATTTGCTAACCCAATTCGGGACTACTGGTGTACTTGAAAAATATGGTATAACTTGGAAAACATCTAATAACCCCATTAATATTGTTGCTTCAATGACGGATGTAAGAGGAGCTTATTATCAGGCTGATAAGTCATTTAATGCATTCGAAAATGCTGTTGCTCCTTTACAAGATGCGCAAGAAGAAGAACTCAATATTATTAAAAAAACAGCGGAAGGGGTATTGTCAGGCAAAGGTAATCTTTTGATTCTTTTCCAAGATGGCAAGATGATTACAAAACAAGGTGCAACCAAACAAGATGCACAATCCTTATTAAATTTAGTTGATGAAGAAATACTTTACAGAGATGCAGTAAAGGGAGAGACACAAATAGTGGAAGCCGACCCAGTGCCTTACTCTCCAGCTGTTTCAGATAAAGAACTTAAAAAGCGTAAGAAGGAGGAAGAAAAAAGACGTAAGGAGGAAGAAAAAAGACGTAAGGAGGCTATTGAAAAAGAACTTGAGCAAAAAAAGGCTGTTCGTGATACTGAACATGCTGAAAACCTTTCGGCTTATTCTCTTGGTCAAAAAAATTATCTTCAATACGTTGAGAAAAAACATCAAATTGATGTTGATGCTATTGCAGCACAAAAAAAGGTGCTCGAAGAAGCCAACCTGACGGAAACACAGGAATACGCTAAACTACTCAAGAAAGAGGAAGAACTTAAAGAGAAGCATTTGCAGACGCAATTGCAACTCAAAAAAGAGCAACTTGACCGAGAACATAAAGATGCAGAGAATAATATAACTTCTAAATATTTAGATCCAAATGATAAAACTTATTCTTCCGAAAAATCTTATCGGCAAGCATTATTCGACTTGGATGTCGAATATATGAAGAAGAAACGTGACCTATATCTAATTGGATCAAAAGAAAGGGTAGATATCAACCAAGAAATAAACGATAAAATTGCGGACGACCAACTCCAAAAACAGCAAGAAACGGCTGATGCTTTAGCGCATTTCCAAGAAGAATATGGCAAGGCTTCGGGTTCGGCTCGCGAAAAAATGGAGTTGGATATTCTCGACAACTTGCACCAACAAGGTCTTATCACCGAAGAAGAATATAACAAGGCTCGCAACGCTATCCGTGAAAAATATCGCAACGAAGACCGAGAAAAAGAACGCACCGTGCAAAGTGAATACGCCGACATGGTGGTCAACCTATATGACTCGTTCAAAAAGTTCTTCGATGAATTAGGTCAAGATGGCTCAAACTTTTGGGGAAATCTTGAAGGGGCGGCAACTGCGGCTTTTGCTTTAATGAGTGCCGGGCTTCAACAATATTCAGCATATGCTAATGCTGAACGTGATCTTGAACTAGCCAAGATTGAGCATCATTATGATGCAGAAATAGAGGCGGCCGGGAAGAACACAAAAAAGAAAGAAAAACTTGAAAAGGATAAAGAAGCCAAAATCGCTGAGGTAAAAAAGAAATATAATGAACGTGCGATGAAAATTGAAATGGCTAATGCTGTAGCTCAAACTGCTTTAGCTGCCATTTCAGCTTATGCTTCAGGTTCTCAGGTTAACGTGTTCATGGGACCAATAGCGGCTGCTCTCGCTCTTGCAGCTGGTGCCGTGCAAATAGCAACCATCAAGAAACAACACCAAGCAGAGGCAATCGGATATTACGAGGGTGGTTTTACAGGGCACGCCCTTGACAACCATAAAGAGGTCGGCGTGGTACACGCTAACGAGTTTGTTGCCAACCACAAGGCTGTTGCCAACCCTCGTTTGCGCCCTTTGTTCAACCTTCTTGACTCCGCTCAACGCAACAATACAGTTGGCTCGCTCACGGCTAATGATGTGTCTAATGCTCTCGGTCAAGGCCGTGGCGTGACTGCTCGTGCCGAAGTGACTAACACCGCCAATGAACAAGTAGGCACAGGTCTTGCTCTCGTGGCTGGTGTGATGGCCTCTGCCGGCAATGCTATCGACCGACTTAATAAACGTATCGATGACGGCATCGAGACGGTGATGATTATGGACGGCGAACGTGGCTTCGCTAAAAAATACGAACATTATAACAAAATGAGAGATAACGCTTCATTATGATTCAACTATTCATTAATAACATATTGGCTGTTCCGAAAAATGATACTAATTTTAAGGTTAGTCTCGAGAATCAATTTTTTACTAAAACTTCTTCTTATACATTCGAAATAGAATTGCCAATGAATATTTTGGCGAATGTCAAAATATATGGTGCTATGCACCGTAAAGACGTCGCTAAATCAAGGGTGGCTCTGCCTGCTCGTTTAGTGGCTGACAATATTACAATCCTTACAGGGATAGCGACGATAACAAGTGTCAATGAGTCATCAATTAAGATTCAACTTCTTGGCGAATCTAGTAAATATAAATATGGCAATGCTAACGACTATATTTATATAGATGAATTGCCTCTTGGCGACTGGTTGGTGCGCTCTTTCGGATCATACCCGGGTATGCCTCAAGAATATAAAGGTTCTACATTTCTTATGTTAGCACATCTTGCGACAAAAAGAGCTATTGATTACTCTACATTTGCCTCGTGGATGTTTAATGATGTGTGGGTGGCATACCCGATATATAACTCAAATGCTGAAACAGTATGCAACGGCTATGTGATTCGCCAATTTATGGATAGATACGATTTGCCTTTTTCGCTTCCTGATGGACAAACTAACGCTACTCCCCAAATGAAACTGGCTATACAGCCTTTCGTGTGGTATATGTGCCAATTAATAGCAGAGGCAACTGGCCGATCTCTTGATATTAATGATAACTATCTCTATCAAAATGAATTTTATCGTCGCATATTTATTGCGAATGCTAATATTAATGTTGAATGTAATCAATGTTTGCCACATTGGACTATTAACGAATGGTGGGACCAAATAGAAAAAACATTCGGAGTCAAAATGATTATCGATGACAAGACCGGCAATATAAAACTTTATAAATTTGATAATGCGTTGATGAATAATTCGATGGTTGTCATAAACTCCATTGACGATTATTCAACAGAACTAACAGAAGATTCTTCTCATGAAGATTCGTTGACTCAAAATGTGGGATTTGCCGATAATGATGCGCTTTCTCGACAAGATAAACTTTCTGATGAAATTCTAGATTTCTCTAATATTAAAAAGTTTGATTCTTATGCCGACCTAAAAAATTATCTTGCGACGACAAATCACTCTAATGTCGAATCATGGAATCTTATTTTCGAATGTGAAGGTCGCCAATACATCTTCAAAAATACCAATCAGATAATGGAAGTGAATTACTTCCGGAATCGTATCCTCTCGAATAAAACTGATATAGATGTTACTCTTAAATTCGTGCCTTGTTCTTACACTTCTTATACGGCTAGAGTTTGCAACGAAGATAAAAGTGCTAGTGGAATATATATTGACACTGTAGTGGGACAGAGAGAAGTTCAGGTCCTTACTCGCCCGGACAAAGCGAATTTTTCGTGGCTTAAAAGCGAGAATGATCTTACAACTCCTTATGATACACGATTAAGTGACATGATTTTTGAAGATGCGGAGATCCCGGACAAAGAGGAAAAACAAGATTTATGTTACATCGCGATTCATGGTGTTACTCCTTCGTCGTGGCCGAGAGCATTAATCCGTGAGGTGGCTTATTCTGAAGGAGAGTCTAAGGTTGGTTCATGGGGTGATTTAGAATATATAGACAAAGGTATGAGTTTGTCTTTAATACCCATTGAAGGACAATATAACCTCGCTTCCGAAACGATTTCAACTCAATTCTCGAAAATTAACACAGCAATTAAACATTGTTACAAGTTTGTTGCTGATACAATTCCCGATACAAATGCTATTTTTATTATAGATAACAAAAAATATCTATGTGAAAAACTAGAAGTATCATTTTCTAATCGTGGATTGGATAAACTTATTACCGGTTATTTCTTCGCTATTGATAATTAAAGAAGCCCTTCGAAGTGCTTAGTGGCTTCATGCACCGGCATGTCTCGACCTTGCAAATACTTGTTTGTCGTGGATATGTCGGTGTGGCGCGCTTGGTCACGTGCCACAACAATCCCCTCCGCATTGGCGAGGTCCCGAATACCGCTATCTTTTAGACTATAAAACTGATATTCGTCGCTCCATCGTAACGCTTTGCGCATCTTTACCCATTCCTTGCGAAACATTTCTGAAGATCCTCGCTCCTCCGATGGTCGAATTTTTCGACCAAATAGATAACACTCTCCTCCATGGGCGAAGATGTTAAGGTCTATCATCATTTTTATGAGTTCATCATTCAAGCCGACTCGGCCGTCTCGTTTGTTCTTTGATACTTCTTTAGAGATAAAAACGGTTTGGTCGGCTATGCTGATATCGTTAATCTTAATGTGGCTCAATTCTTCTGGTCGTATAAATGTGTAATATTCCATTCGGCATGCAAGCAAAAACATCGGGTTTTTCTCTCTCAAATACTCGCTCATGCGCTTTAACATAGTAGGGGATAAGGGTTGACGCTTCTTAGGAGCCTCGTCTATGGGTTTAATCTTTTCCACAGGATTAGAAGATAAATATTGTCGCTCGATGAAAAACATCGCCAATGAACTACACCACTGACGATAGTTGTTGCGTGTGCGTGCAGAACTTTCTCTATCAAGATATATCCAATCTAAAAAATCACTCACAAATGCGGTGTCAAATTGGTATACATACTTTGGTGGCAATAGTAATCCGTTGATATATTCTCGCAATATATTCAATCGGCTTGTGTAACTTTTTCGCGTTTTGTATTTCGATAATTTTTCTATGGCCCCCGAATATTTATTTAGGGCATCTTCCAAATAAATATATCCGCGATTATCGTCAATGTTAACCCATGGCGACCACCCCGACCGCAGAAGTTTTAGCAAACTTTCTATCATTTCAGCGGCTCTTTTTCGGCGTTCTGTCACCTTTGGAATGTTGTCAAGCATGTACTTTTTCCGACGCATTTTCCCTTGAGCCGGATCGAAAGAACAAAAATCAATGTACCATGATTTTCCACTATGAAGTTTAGGATATGTGAATCCCAAAACTTCTGAAAGAGATTTTTTTGTTTTAGTTGAAATAGACATTTTTTTTACATTCTTTGGCAGAAAAGAATGCAAACGATTTCTAAATATCAAATTAGATTGTCCGACATTTGTCCGACCCAT